GCACGAAGATGTCAATCCAGAATATTTGTTTACGATCATAGAGCGCGCCTATCCGAGGTTCAAGGCGAAGTACATGACTACCATCAATATGCAATTTGGACAACTCAGATTCTTGATGGTTGATTATCATCCAGACAGGGAAGCGCAGGATTATGTTGCAGGTATGGTTCGTCAAGTTCACGCGCTCGAAAAACAGGAACAGAAAATTATAGAAGAACTAAAGGAACAGAAACGCTATTATCTTGGCACAATGTTCGCAGAGGTAAAATAATGGGTAGGATTAGGGATTTTTTCATGGGCCGGTCGCCAACACCGGAAGCCCAGGTTGAAACAATAATGAGCGGAGGGGATCCGGTCCTGCGTGCAATCCTGGAGGGCAACACACTCACCAGGAGGCAGGCGATGACAATACCAGAGGTGGCTGCAGATGTCGATTTAATATCTTCGACATTTGCAATGCTTCCAGTACGGTTATATCGGAGAAAGGGAAAAGACGGGGTTGCGCAGATTGAAGAGATTAATGACGCGCGCACACGGTTGCTGAATGACGATACCGGCGATACGCTTGACGGATTTCAATTCAAGAAGGCGATGTGCGAGGACTACCTGATGGATGGTGGCGGTTATGCGTTTCTTAACAAGATCGGAAACAAGGTTAAATCAATCCATTATGTTCCGAGCGAAAGCGTGTTCATTGAACACAATGCAGATAAAATATTTAAGAAATATCGGATCCGGGTTGACGCGACTGCGTATGAGCCATTCCAATTCTTAAAGATGCTGAGATCGTCGAGAAATGGATGGAGCGGAACCGGGATTCTTGACGAAGTTTCAGACGCTCTGAACACTGCATACAAAACCATTCTTTTCCAACTTAACATGGTTGAAAAAGGCGGAAACAAAAAAGGATTCCTGACCACGGAGAACCGACTGGGAGACAAGGAAATTGAGCTTCTGCGGCGAGCGTGGGCGAATTTGTACAGCAACAACACGGATAATGTTGTTGTCCTGAATAAAGGCATGAAATTTCAGGAATCGAGTAATAATGCGGTGGAAATGCAGTTAAATTCATCGAAAATCACACTCGACAAGGAAATCGATAAGCTGTTTCACATGGACGATAACACTGAGAAGTTCGTGAAGATGGCCATCCTTCCAATCGGCACAGCATTCAAAACCGCATTAAATCGTGATTTACTGCTCGAATCGGAAAAGGGCAGCTATTTTTTTGATATCGACTATACAGAAACGCTGAAATCATCCATGAAAGAGCGCTACGAAGCTTACAAGATCGGAAAGAATGCCGGATTTATCGGAATCAACGAGATCCGGAAGCGTGAGAACCTTCCAGAGGTTGATGGACTTGATGTGATCGATCTGGGGCTCGGATCCACACTTTTCAATATGAAAACCGGCGAAACGTACGTTCCAAACACTGGAAGCGTGCATAAGGACGGAGAGCCGGGCGATAAAAATAACGATGGAAAAGAACCAGATGAACCACAGGAAGGGGTGAATGATGATGAAAATTAGTTTTTATTTGTACTCTGAAATCAATACGCCCTCACCGTGGGGCGATGGAACTGTTTCGGCGAACGATTTGAAAGAAGCCACAAAAGACTTGAAACAGGGCGATGAATTGAATATCTATGTTAATTCCCCTGGCGGATTAGTTTTCGAAGCGGTCGCAATGACGGCGCAGCTTAAAAGGCTGAGGAAGGCCGGCGTGACAGTAAACGCATATATTGACGGTCTTGCCGCTTCTGCCGCGTCATTTTTGATCATGGCGGCGCATAACGTATATGTATACAACACATCAATGATGATGATCCATAAACCAATGGGGATGTGTTTTGGCAATGCCGCTGAAATGCTGGACACTGCTGCAATGCTTGAGCAGGTTGAAAATGCGACTATGATGCCGCTTTACAATCGGTTTTCCAAGGTGGATGAATCAGAGCTCAAAGATATGATTGAAGCCGAAACATGGATGGATGCGGATCAGATTTGTGAAACATTCGATTTTTATTTGATCGATGAGGACAAGGAAGTTAGCAATGTTTCGAGCAAACTTTTTGGCATGTATAAACACACTCCGGAGCGTTTTAAGAAAACCGACAACCTCAAGAACCCACCGGTCGCGGACAGTGATGCGGATGGAAATGATCAGACTGAACCGGCTGAAACAGTCGATTTAGATAGATATAAAAGAATTTTACAGTCAATTTAAAGGAGCGCAGAGAATGAACAAGAAGAAGATTTTTGAAGCCTACAATGACGCCCGCGCTGAAATGAAGGGAATCATTGACAAGGCAGAAACAGAGAACAGAAACCTGACGGACGAGGAAAGCAAGCAGTTTGATGAGCTTGCGAAGAAGGCAACGGATTATATGAACACCTATCAGAAGATGAACGAAATGGATGATTTTAAGGACATTGATGCGCCGAAGGATGCGCCGAAGATGTCAGCAGAAGAGAAAGACATCAAGGATTTTGCCGGATATATCCGTGCGATGGTGACAAAGAGCCCGGTTGACGTTGATAGTAATATCACAAAAACCGATAACGGCGCGATTATCCCGAAGACCATTGCATCTAAGATTATCGACCGTGTTAAGGACCTGTCTCCGCTGTACCGAGATGCGACAATGTACAACGTAAGGGGTACCCTGTCAATTCCGGTGGTTGATTCCGCCAAGGACGGTATCACAATGGCTTATGCGGATGAGTTTGCAGGCCTGACAGGTAAGTCCACCACCTTCAAGTCTGTTGACCTGACCGGATATCTGGCCGGAACACTGACGCTGATTTCCAGAAGCCTGATTAATTCCAACGATATCGATCTGACAAATTTTGTGGTAAACAAAATGGCCATGGCCGTTGCGACGTTCTACGATAACGAGCTGATCAATGGAACACCTGGAAAGATCGAAGGACTGTCCAAGGCTGAGCAGGTTCTGACTTCCGGTGCGGCGACAGCTGTCACTGCGGATGAGCTGATCAAGCTGAAGAACACACTGAAGTCTGCTTACCAGGGAGGTGCGTATTTTGTAATGGCTCCGGACACGTTCACCGCAGTCCAGCAGCTCAAGGATAAAAACGAACGTTATCTGCTGAATGATAATATTGTGGACGGATTTTCCGGGAACATCCTGGGAAAGCCTGTATACACATCCGACCAGATGCCGGCAATGGCGGGCGGAAAGAATGCGATCATCTATATCAACCCAGCCGAAGCGCTTGGAGTTAAATCTGTAGAGGATTCCATCGAGGTGCTGACAGAGAAGTATGCTGATCAGCACGCTGTTGGCATCATCAATTGGGTAGAAATGGATGCGAAGATCCAGAACCAGCAGGCTGTGGCAATCCTCAGGATGAAGACGGCTTAGAGGGAGAACCGTGAAATTTAAGGCACTTGTAAGTTTTTCCGGTGTTTTAACCGCTGTAAAAGGTCAGGTTTTAGAGATTGGGGACGAATCTATAAAATCTGACCTACTCGAAGCGGGATACATCGAAAAAGTAACGGAAAGAAAGGCGGTTAAGAATGACAATAAAGGAGCTGGACGTAGCCGCCGTAAGAAACTGGCTTAGGATAGACGATGATTCAGCGAATGAAATTCCGGTGCTGATGTCTGCAGCACTGGATTTTATTTGCAAATATACAGGCAGGACGCAGGATTTTGTAAACACTGCGCCCGCACTGGTTTATCCGTATTTAGCAATTATCGGCGAGATGTATGAGCGTAGGCAGTATCAGACCGAGAAGGGAAGCGTGGTCAATGAGACTATGCGGGCGATACTTGAGAGTTACACGGTTAATAACATCCCCGGAGAAACTGATTTGGTGGGTGATGCGTAATGCTCGAAATCGGAAGGCTGAATAGGCGTGTGACCATCATGCAGAGGACCGAGCGGACAGATGAGATGGGACAGATCGTTAACACTGGTTTTGCAGATCTTAAAACAGTGTGGGCGACGATTGCACCGCTGAGGGGACGGGAACTGTGGGAAGCACAGAAAGTAAAACCCGTGATGTATTACCGGATCACAATCCGGTATCTCGAGGGATTATCTCCGGATATGCGTGTCAGAATGCCGGACGGGAAGATAATGGACATCACTGCAATCGTAGACAAGGACTATAGACACGAGTATCAGGAAATCATGTGCACCGAGCACGTTGGGAAAGAGGGGTGATCCGGTTGGCGGATGTTGAAATTAAATTCATCGGGCTGGAAAAACTCACCAATGAACTTAAAGAAGCGTATAAGATCTATCCGGATATCACCCTAATGACAATGAGGAAATGCGGAACGAAGCTCGGGAGGATCGCAAGAGAGCAAACCGATGCGGTTGGGGTTAAAGTGGTAACCGGTAACCTGAAAAAAGGTTACAGGTTTTCTATTCCAGAGTATGGCGTGGGGTCAATGGGATTTGATATTCAAGGTGAGTTCCACGCGGAAACTCCGAAAAATCCACACATGCATCTGATTGAGCATGGGCACATGATTGTTCCGAGAGGGCCATCAAAAAAATCCGAAAAGAGATCAACGGACACGAGCGGGAAAGGCCGGATAAAAAGCCTGACAGAACACACGAGCCGGAAGGGTAGAACCAGAGCCTATGGAATGATCGAGAAGACATTGGAAATATTCGACCAGCAGTACGAAGGAATCGCAGAAGAGGCAATGAATAAGATCCTGAGAAAGGCGGGGCTTGACTAATGATCACAGAAATCCAACTTAAAGCTGCGCTGATCCGGTTGCTGAAATCTGCATTTCCCGATGTGGCTATATATGGCGTTGGGGCCGTCGAGGGTTATAAAAAACCATGTTTCTTCGTGGAAATGATTCTGACCGGTGAGAATGACGAAACCGTAAATGTAGTTAAGAAAACCTATTCGGTGTCAATCCTTTACGAGGCGGCAAAAATTACAGAAATGGATAGTTTGAAGAAGGTTGATGGAATCAGGAATCTGCTCAAGTGCGTGGATGATCGAAACCGACACAGGAAAATGTGCATTAAGCTCAAAGACGAAAAGCTGGGGGATCGGTACGTGAAAGCGACCGAATTTTTCTATACATTCGTCGGAGACGATGCAAATTACCTGAATGTCCATTTTAACATGGAATTTTACGACACCGAGGAGATCGAGCCGACTGAACCGCCAATCGAAGATGTCCGGCTGATCGCAAGCATAGAAACCAATACAAATTATAGAGATTAAAAAGGGGGATAAAGATGAGTTTACCATCGATTACAATCACCTTTACAGAAAAGGCCAAGTCGCTTTTGTCCAGAACAGACAAGGGCGTGGTTGGGATGATCCTGAAGGACGCTGCGCCGACCACCAACCCGGCAATTTTGTATGACGAGGATGATATTCCGACCACCGCTGCGGCTGCAAGCGTGACCGCCATGAAGATGGCACTCAAGGGATACGACAAGTCTCCACTCAGGGTAGAGGCTTATTTCGTGGGAAAAGAAGCTGCGGATTACAGCGATGCATTGGATTATTTTGCGAACGCATCGGTTGACTATCTGTGCGCGCCGACTTGCCTGACAGACAATCAGGTTGATGCAATCAAGACATGGGTGATCGATCAGAGAGCGCAGGAGGACAGCAAGATCAAGGCAGTACTGCCAAAATGCGCTGCGGATAATGAGGGAATTATCAATTTTGCGACTGAAGAGGTTGACGCAGGAGATGAAAAGTACACGGCGGAGCAGATGACGGCGAGGATTGCAGGGATCCTGGCATCAACCGGTGTTAATCGCTCTGCGACATTTGCGCCAATCGAGGAGGCAACAGGATGCACAACACTCTCCAAAACCGAACTCAATAAAGCTGATGAGGATGGACAGCTTGTTGCATTTTACGACGGCGAGAAGGTCAAACTTGGAAGAGCGGTCAATTCGCTCACAACCACCAATAAAGGCAAGGGTGATCAGTGGAAAAAGATCCGGATTATCAACATCATGGACATCATCAAGACGGACATCCACAGAATCGCCGAGGACAATTTTATTGGAAAATATGCGGCGACTTATGACAACAAGTGTCTGCTGGTGGGGGCGATCCAGAATTATTTTAATACCCTGATCACCGAGGACGCACTGTACTCTGCGAACGTTGGATTTAACATTGCAAAAATCAAGGAACACCTGATCAACAAAGGAGAATCTGTAAACGGAATGAGCGATGATCAGCTTAAGCAGCATGACACGGGATCATATGTTTTCCTGTCGGCGACAATCGGAATCGCTGATGCGATCGAAGATATCACACTTGATATCACAATTTAGGAGGTGTGTTAATTGAGTAGAGCGTTTACACCAGAACGTGTAATTAACGGGACATTCGGCGAGGTGTGGCTTGACGGCACTTACCTCCCGCAGGCGACAGGCCTGGAAGCAAAGTTCTCTCTGGACAAGGAGGAAGTGCACCAGTGCAGGAAGATCAGCAAGGGTTACAAAGTCACCGGGTCAGACGGAAAAGGAACGCTGAAGATGAACAAAACGGACTCCACGCTGATTAACATCGTTGGGGAAGATCTCCAGTCAGGGAAGATGACGGAGCATACCATCATCAGCAAGCTGGACGATCCCGACGCATGGGGTGCGGAGCGGATCCAGTTCGAGGGCGTCAAGTTTGACGAGTTGACGCTGGCGGACTGGGAGCTCAAGAAATTGGGGACGGAATCAATTCCATTCACCTTCGAGAGTTACACAATACTCGACCTGATTGATTCGGAGTAATGAGCGGGGACTTCCCCGCTCCTATTTTTAGGAGGGAACATGTCATTAACAGATAAACTGATTAAGGTTAATCCGGATAAACTCAATGTAAAGCAGGTTAAACACTACGGATCGAGACATCTCAAGGAGCTCATGGGTGCGGAAAAGCCGGTAGAGATTACATTCCAGGAGCTCACCCCGGAGCGGCTGAACGAGCTCATGGACGGCAGGGAACTCGATAAAATGAGTGAGAACTATGAAATTTGCTCAATGATTTGCGTGGACTCTATCACTGATCCGAACGTTAAGGATCCCGACCTCGCTAAGCACTTCGGCGCATCAACACCGCAGAAGCTGGTTAAAAAGCTGTTTAGGTTTGAATGCAACGAGATTGCCGGCGAAGTGCTTAAGATGGCAGGAATCACAGACGATGCGGAGGAAAAAGTAAAAAACTAATTGAGACGGATGCGGACACAAGGTATGCCTATGTTTTGTTTAAGCTGCACGGAATAAAACCGAGCGAATACTACAACGCAACGATCGGGGAGCGGATCGTATACCGTGCCTTCATCCGTCAGCAGATCGAAGATGAGATCGAAGAAAATAAAGAAATAATGGAGGGTTTAGATGTCGAGTAAAGGGATATACGCAATACTTACCCTCAAAGATAAAATGACCGCGCCGCTGTCGAACGCAGTAACAAAACTTGAAACATCATCGAGGCAGCTCAACAAGTTCGGAAACAATATGAGGCAGGCCGGAAAGATTGCGACAACTGTAGGCGGCGGAATGACAAAATATATCACCGCGCCGATCGTCGGAGCAATGGTCGCTTCCGGGAAATTCGCCGCAGATTTCCAGCAGAGCATGGCCAAAGTCAATACCATCGCGGACACCACGCAGGTCCCAATGAGCAAATTGCAGAAGCAGATTCTCGAACTGTCCAACCAGACCGGTGTTTCTGCTTCGCAGGTCGCGAATAACGTATACGATGCGATTTCTGCAGGCCAGTCCACAGCCAATGCGGTCAAGTTTGTGGGTAACGCCACTAAGCTGGCGGCGGCAGGATTTGCGACCACAGACCAGTCATTGGATGTTCTGACCACTACGCTCAACGCCTACGGAATGAAGTCCAAGGAAGCGAAAAAAGTCAGTGATATGCTGATCGTCACACAGAATTTGGGAAAATTAACGGTTGGCGAACTTGCAGGAACGATGGGGAAATTAATTCCTACCGCGAACGCATATAACGTATCACTTAGAGACGTTGATGCCGGCTACATTACTCTGACCAAAAACGGAATTAAAGCCCGGTATGCCACAACTTACATGAACAGCATGTTCAACGAATTGGGCAAATCTGGTACCACTGTATCGAAGGCGTTGAAGCAGGCAAGCGGTGGAAAAGATTTCGCGCAGTTGATGAAATCAGGAAAATCTGTAGACCAGATTCTTGAAATGCTGCAGAAGTCGTGCAAAAAAACGGGAACAAAATTCTCGGACCTGTGGAAAAATGCAAATTCCGCAAAGGCTGCGAATTCGATATTAAAGCACACGAACGACTACAAAAAAGGACTGGATGCGCTGGATAAGTCAGCTGGGACAACGCAGAAAGCGTTTGAAAAAGTCGAAGCGACTGCGCCAGCACAATTTAGAAAATCAGTAAATCGGATTAAGAACAGCAGCATTTTGCTGGGACAGACGTTGGGGGCGCAGTTGGCACCAGCGCTGACTGCATTTGCCAAAACGATAAAAAGAGTGACAGACGCATTTGCAAAAATGTCACCAACTCAGCGCAGGGTTGTTACTGATCTGCTGCTGATGATTGCAACTGTGGGGCCTACAATCCTGATTGTAGGCAAGTTGGCGGTGACAATCGGAAACATGTCGAGGATGTTCGCAACCGCATCGAGGTTGGGCGGAATTCTGTCGCCGATGGGCAAGCTGATCATTATTGCCACGGCGGTGGCGATGGTTGCAACGCTGATCATCACGCACTGGGATAAGGTTGGACCGGTTTTCAAAAAAGTCTGGGGGATCATAAAAGCGGCGGTTTCTCCGGCAATTGCGCTGATCAAGCTCATGCTATCGGCAGTAAAAGATCTGGTCAATTTCATTCTTGCGGTGCCGTCAAAAATTAAGGCAGCATGCGGATGGATCGGTAAGCATGTTGGCAAGCTGACGAGCGGCGAGGCGAAACTCACAATTAACGCACGCGCAGGCGGGAATGCGCAGGGCACTCCGTATTGGCGTGGGGGACTCACGCATGTCAACGAGCGTGGCGGTGAGATTATGGATCTGCCAACAGGGACGCGGATCATCCCGCACGACGTTAGTGTTGAGATGGCAAAAGCACAGGCCAAAAACAATAACCGCACAAACATCATTAATATCCCGAAACTGGCGGATCAGTTTGTGATCAGGAGCGACGCAGACATTGACCGGATCGCAGATGCACTTGCGAATCGTCTGGAAAAGTTGAGTGGTGATTTAGTATGACAGACAGCGAATTTTTGTTTGAGTTAGAACCATACGGGAGCGGGGATGCCATCGTGCTTCCTGTCTCCCCGGAAACGTACGAAATCAATTACCCGCAGAATTCGGAGACGGTCAATGTGAATGCAATCGGAGATATTAATCTTCTGGGACACCGAGGGTTGAAGTCCGTGACGTTGGAATCGTTTTTCCCGGATCAGGAGTATGGTTTTTGTGTATCGACCCCGCAAATGTCACCGGAGGAATATATCCACCAGCTGGCCGATTGGAAAAACAAAAACCAGAAACTATATTTCAAAGCGGGTGACACGGTCAACTTTTTGTGCACAATCACCAACCTGACATATTCGCAAAAGGATGCAACCGGAGATATTTATTTTTCCGTAGAACTTACAGAATATAGGAAACTCGGATCAAATAGAGTGGTCCCGAGTGGGAAAGGAAACACGGGGAAATCCGGAAAAACCTACAAGTGCAAAAAAGGCGACACGCTTAAGAAGCTCTCAAAAAAGTATTACGGCTCATCAAAATATGCGACGACGCTGTACAAGAAAAACAAATCGTCAATCGAATCTGCGTTTAAACAATATGAAAAAGCGCAGGCGAAAAAGAAGGCTGCAGAGTGGAACAAAAAGTATCCATCGAAAAAAAGAACCTGGGAATACTATTACGAACGACGGAAGCCGAAGAATAGTGTGAACGGGAAGTATCTATATGGGAATCCAAAGATTGTAATACCATCGATCAAGAAGTAGAGGTGCACGGATGAAATTGATTTGGAAATCGAACAAGACAAAAAAATCTGTGCGCATTGAAAAGATGGTAACATCACTCACATGGTCCGGGGCGGACACACAGGCGTCTCGGACCGTGGAATTTGACCTGGTTAACTCCCCGTATGACCAGGAAATCAAGCGGCCAAATGTTAAAACGGGTGACATCATATCGTGGTATTCGGACGATGGGAAGAAACGTTTTGTCGGACGTGTAACAAGCAGAGAGAAAACAAGCGACATCGGAACGGTTAAGATCACGGCCAAAGATTACATGCACAATATGATCAGCTCAAAGGGATCGTATAAATTTAGGAATAAAACCCCGGAATATATCACGAGATCACTATGCAAGGACATGGGGATCAGCGTGGGGAAGCTCAAGGCGACGAAAACAAAGATCCAAAAGTATCTCCCAGATGACATGAGCTACTACGACATGATCATCAAGGCGTATCAGAAAGTAAGCGGAAAAACTCATAAAAAATATATGCCGCGCATGAACGGCACGAAATTTGAAATCATCGAGAAGGGGAAGATCATTGAAAATTTTGCGCTGAAGGACACTGTTGACATCACGCATGCGGAATACACGGAAAACATCGACAGCATGGTTAACAAAGTTGTTGTATACAACAGCAAAAACCAGAAAATCGGAACGATGAAAAAGCCGGAGTGGGTAAAGAAGTACGGCGTATATCAAACAACTTTAAAGGCCGACAATCACAAGGAGTCGGTAAGCTATTACACGGATAAAGGAAAGAAGAAAGGCAAAAAGAAGACCGTAGCAGCGAAGAAACTAAATTCCGGCGTAAAAGCTAAGGCAAAGAAAGAATTTGTAGGGCCTTCGCAGACGGCTACGCTGGAATGCATTGGCCATATTGGATGTATATCCGGGAGAGGCGTAAGAGTGATTGACCATGCGACCGGGCTGACATCAACCTACTGGATCAAGTCGGACGAGCATAAATTTGAAAACGGTAACCACACAATGACGCTGGAACTGGCCTTTAAGAACTCGATGGAAAATGTGACATACAACAAATATCAGGCAAATAAATCAGAGAGTTACAGCGGATCGTATGGGGGAGGATCGTATTATTACACCGCAGGTAAGAAATACCCGGCGGATTTTTCGGCCTATGGAACGTATTTCAACAACTCGGGGAATCCAATGCACTCTAATGGAGCATATGGCCAAAACACTGCATATAAAACGGTCGCAGGACCACCGAGCTTCGCGCGGAAATATCTAAGGATTTCGGGAACCGGAACGAAGTGGGACGGGCAGATCGTTAGAGTTACAGACACCGGAAAAGATTCTAACGGAAAATTATTTTCAAGGATAAACGGAAGATGGCGGTTTGATGTATGTGAAAAAACCTATGCAGAGGCAGCGAAGTTCGGGCGGCATAATGGCTATGTAACCGTGATGACCAAACACAAAAACAAAACGGAAAACTGGGACGGAGGGAAAATCGGATGGCCTTGCCACGGAACAATAACAACGCAATTTGGACAGAGGAGATCATGGGATCCTTACTCCAAAGCACACACAGGGATGGACATTGCAGTAAGCACTGGGACACCAATCCACGCATGTGCAGACGGGACCGTGACGCTTGCGAGCATGTACGGCGGTTTCGGGAATTGCGTGATCATTAACCACGGAAACGGACTGACATCGCTTTACGGGCACAACTCAAGCCTAAAAGTAGTAAGAGGCCAGAAGGTAAAGCGAGGCCAGGTTATTGCGAGAGCAGGATCAACGGGATTTAGCACCGGGCCGCACTGCCATTTCCAGATCACGCTGCACGGGCAGCTAAAAAATCCAATGAAATATCTTAGATAGGAGGAAGGCAATGGGAAATCCGTACGGAAGACTGCTTACCGTGATGAAATCGCAAGCAGAAAAAGCAGCCGACTCTAATCCGTGGTTTACCGTTGGGACGATGCTGACCGGAGCGCAGATCAAACTGCCGGGGAGAGTTCTGGCGAGAGATGATTATCTTCTGCTTTACAACGACTTCACCATTGACGTTGACGGAGAAACACAATATTTTTCCGTGCCGTTTAAGGCAAAGCAGAAAAAAGTGATTAAAGCAGCACTTAAAGACACCGACACAGGCGGGAGCAAACAGCAGACAATTACTATTAAGGCAATACCGTTTGAAAAGGGGGATCAGGTGTTGTGTGCACCGCTAAATGATGCGCGCTGGATCGTATTCGGAAAGGTGGCGGAGATTGATGATCGATGAAGAATACACGGCACTGGATGACGGATCAGCCGAAGAAGCGACAGTATACGACAGCGATGGGAATGCGGTTGACGGATCCACTGAGGGAGAATTTGACGATTACACCACAACCGAAGAAGATGATCCTGGAACGCTTCCGCAGATCGATGAGGATATTGAACCACCGGTCGAGTACGGTATTGATTTTAAAACTGGGAAACTGACGGGCGGAAAAGTTAAGGGACTGGAAGCGTTGAAAGTCTGGGCGTGGAACGCATTGCAGATCGAGCGATTTAGCTTTGAACAATTCACGTGGAACTGCGGGAGCGAATTATCATCGCTGATCGGGAAAGCGCAGCCGAAGTCAATGACGGAATCGGATGCGAGAAGGATGGTTGAGGATTGCGTCACGCAAAATAAATATATAACCGGTATAGATAGATTTAAATGCGAGGTTAATGGGGAATCGCTGAAAATTGCATTTCGACTTTTAACCACGTTCGGGGAGGTGGACATGGGTGTCACTGTATAGCGACAAAACTTTTGAGAATTTGCAGAGCGAAATGCTGAATGACACCAGTACGAAGCTGGATCAGCAGGAAGGTAGCTTGATTGCAACATCCATCGGGAAGCAAGCAGTGCGCCTGGAAGAGGCATATGCCGCGCTTGATTACGTCAACGACAACATGCTTGTTGATACGCAGGATCGCGATCATCTGGTTGCGACCGGTCAGGAGTGCGGATTGCCAATCAAAGAGGGCACGCCTGCGGTAGTCCTGGCGGTCATAAACTGTCAGGTGGAGCCGGGCACCACCTTCACGGCGATGGGCTCCGAATACAATTATGATGTCGATGAGTATGTCGGAACAAAAGACATTGAAGTAACGAATGACGACGGCGACACAGCTACGGAAACATGGTACGAGTACAAACTGGAAGCCAATGACGAGGGGGTCGAGCCGGGATTATATACCGGTGAAATCGAGCCGCTCGAGTATGTGGAAGAATTTGAAGAGGGAAGAATTGAATCACTCGTTACTGCCGGGACTGATGAAGAGGATACAGAAGTTTATCGGCTGCGCCGGCTTGCGTGGTTTGACACAAAAGCATGCGCCGGAAATCGTGCATATTACAAACAGGTGATTAAGGACACCGGACTGTGCGCCGGATTGAAAATAGAACGCCGAAAGGCCGGAGACACGTCCGTCAATATCAATTGCATGGGCGCGGATTATGGCGTACCATCCACAGACATTTGCAACCAGATCAAACAGATTGTGGACCCGAAAGAATATGAAGGCGAGGGATATGGAGCCGCACCAATCGGGCACGTTGTAACAATTCTGCCGGTGGAAGCTGTAACAATAAACGTCAGTTTTGCAATAACTCTGAAATCCGGAATCACTTATGATGATATCAAGTCCCAGGCGGAACAGGCCTGTAAGGACTACATAACCACGCTGCTGAAGGATTGGGAAAACCAGAGCAATCTGATTGTGCGCCTGTCAGGGTTTGAAACAGGATTGTTAAAACTTGACAACATTGTGGACCTTGAGAATGTCAAGATTAACAGCAATGCATCCAATCTGACGCTTACGGAATATCAGATCCCTGCGCTGGGGACCGTAACCAATGCGTAAGGTGGTGGATCATGGCGGAACTTAGAAAAATAGGGTGGCCGATGCACCTGCAGAGCATACCGGAATTGATGGAACTGGACAGAGTATCTGACAATCAGATCGGCAAGCTCGAGGACGCAATTGGTAATTTGGATGATGACATTTGTATCACCACCGCTTCCGAGGCGGGAATCGCACGAAGAGAAAGGATACTAAAGATCAAGCCACTGGACACAGACACGCTCGAAGACAGGAGAATGCGGGTGTTGTCAAAGTGGTACGACGTATATCCATATACTGACACCGATCTTAAGAGGAGAATCGATCAGCTGTGTGGGGCGGATGAATACACAATGGAAATGGATTATACCAACCAGGTGCTTAAGGTGCGGCTTGCCTTGACGCGAAAAGCCCAATACATGGCCGTAACAGAACTTCTGGAAGCGATCGTACCGTGTTATATCATTTTGGATATTGGAATCATGTATGACAAGTGGAAAGATTACGCTCCGTATAAGTGGGCTGACAAGGCGACAATAACCTGGAAGCAGGCGAAGGAAGAGGTGATTTAGTGGGAACGACAAGAACGAAAAATTATGGATTCGTCAAACCGGATGAAGACGAATTTATCGGGCCGGATAATTTTAACGACAACTTTGACAATCTGGATGCCGTATTGATCAAGAAATCCAATGCTGCAACTGTGGTGCAGACATCACTCAGCTCTGGAGGATGGAGCGGTGGAAAGTACAGTTTTGAAACGCAGTATCCTACAAACAAATATGATATTACCGTCGAGCCGGACGGTGACAAAATCACGGCGGAAGGCTACAAGGCATGGGGTGCACTTAAGGCGACCGGAAGCATAAACAACGTGCTGATCGCAAAAGGGAAAATCCCCGCTGTAGATATTGCGGTTATCTTGAGGGTGGTGGAGAAAAATGCTTAGCGTTAAAAATTCTGGGGGTGCGTCGGTATACCCAAAGACGCTTACAGTAACCGGGATCAAAACATCCTACACGGCTGGACAGACGGTGGATCTGACCGGACTGAAAGCAACGGTAATGTACAGCGACGATTCGAATGAGGACGTGTCAGATGCGGTAACAGCGTCGCCGGCATCGGGAACGATGATTTACGAAGACACGACAAAGATCACATTTTCGTGGACCTGGCCGGATGATGAAGCGGTAGTGCTGACATCAGATGTCGCGGTGACGGTAACACGCGTCCTGTCTTCGATCGGCGTGTCGGCGCCGACGAAAACAACGTACTATAAGGGCGACGCGCTGAATCTTTCCGGAGCCGTAGTAACAGCGACGTTTAATTCCGGGAGAACAGAAGTAGTGACATCATCCGCCACGTTCAGCCCGGCAAACGGAAGCATACTGAGCTCATTTGGAACTCAGACCATAACTGCAACATACACAGAAAACAGCGTCAGCAAAACAGCATCCACGTCCGTAACGGTAACAGTTAAAACAGTGACATGGGCTAATGGCTCGGATTCGGAAATTGTTGATATGGTGGCCGCGGCGGATGCGGGTGTTATAAAGTTGAGTGATTATTGGGCGGTCGGCGATACCCGAACAATCAGTTTGTCGGCAATGTCGGCGACAGGCGTAGGAGAATCACAGGCGGCGCAAACGCAGAAATTTGTGCTGATGAATGTAGGCGGCAAAACACTTTCAAGCGGCAGAACATGTTCTTTCGTTGTTGGGCTGAAAAACTGCTTGCATACAAATGGATATATGAACAGTTCTTCTACGAATTCCGGTGGATGGGAAAAGTGCGCGCGGCGTACATGGTGCAATAATGTGTTCTACAAAGCGATACCGAGTGCAATAAGGCCGATTTTTAAACAGTTCAAAAATGTGACCGCGAGCGGAACAGGTTCATCGACCACCACATCAACCGATTACTTTGCGTTACCTTCAGAAAAAGAAATATTTGGCTCAACGACATACGCAAACAGTACAGCGGAATCTGCAAACAGTCAGTTCGCATGGTATAAAACATCCGCTAATAGAATCAAATATGACGAAGGAACTTCAAACGCATGGTGGTATTGGGTGCGTTCTCCGCATTCTTCGGACGGAAGCTACTTCTGCGGTGTCGACGACAACGGTAGTGCCCATTATAACCTCGCCAGCGGCAACCCCATTGCGTTGTCGCCCTTCGGCTGTATCTAAAATCTTATAATCCGCGGCGATATGCCGCGGAAATTTTTATAGAGGTTATATATGAGTGTTCCGACTTGGAAAAGATCAAAATCTAAAGTTGAGTTTTTGAATCTCCTGATGGAGTTAAATATTAACATCGGGAAAATCACAGCAAACAAACCGAAAAAGTATAAAGCGAATTACGGCGATCATTTGATTAAAGAAGGGTTGCGCGCGCTTGAATATGCGCAAGTTGCGAACTCGATTTTTATGACTAAGAAAACGAATGCGGAAGATTACAATATCCGCAGAATGTTGTTTCAGAAATCGAGAGGAATCGTTCAGCACATCGCTACCGCGTCATATATCTTTTTAGAGCTGTGCAAAAACTCAAATGACGTAAAAGCGGACAAAATCCACAAAGAGGAACAATATATAGGATCAACGTGTAACGACATTTCAAACGCTATTTCCGGCGTCATGAAGTCGGATAAATCACTGATGAAATAAATATTATTGGTTATTCTCCGCAAGAGCGTTCTCCGCATTCTTCGGACGGAAGCTACTTCTGCAATGTCAACAACAACGGTAGTGCCAATTATAACAACGCCAGCAACAACAACAATGCGTTGTCGCCCTTCGGATATATCGACCAGTTAGGCGAGTAGGTAACACGAAAGCACAACAATCATGATACAGGGGAGAATGACCACGCCTTTTAGGGTGAATAGGTGCCGCGGCTATGCAATGCGGAATTCCTCATTGCATATAGCATGATGGTATGCGCGCGGTGGATTGAGGTAAAGATGGTAACTTTCGAAGATGTTGCGTCATTTTCAGCATTAATGAAATCGGCAGAGAAATGCCGTAAAAATGTGATGTGGAAATCATCCACACAGATGTTCGGAATTAATCAGACCAGGTGGTGTGCGTCATTATCGAACGATTTAATGAGCGGTAAATATAAACCGCGTGGATTCAATGAGTTTGATATTTGCGAGCGCGGTAAAACCAGGCATATACGGTCAGTCCATATCTCGGAACGATGCGTACAAAAATCGCTCGTAGAGAATGCACTGCGCCCGACAATCGAACCGCGACTTATCTATGACAATTCTGCAAGTATCAAGGGTAAAGGAACTGATTTCGCGCTGAGGCGGTTAAAGAAACATTTGGCAGATCATTACCGGAAACACGGACGTAAAGGCGGGATTCTAACAATGGACTATGCGTCATATTTTGACAGCATAAACCATGAAATTCTGCTGAATAAACTGCGCGAGGTTATTGATGACGCCCGAGTTTTCGAGTTGACAAAACTATTTATTGATGCGTTTCCGGGTGATTGCGGTCTGGGTTTAGGCTCTGAAGTTTCGCAGACCTGCGCAATATACTACCCTAACGATATTGACCACTACATAAAAGAGCAATTGCACATTCGCGGATATGGCAGATACATGGATGATAGCTACCTGATACACGAAGATATTGAATATCTGAAAGAGTGTAAAGCGCGGATAGAAGAGAAATTGCGCGGGTTGAAATTGGAGCTGAACCCAAAGCACACAAATATAACGCGATTCGACCGCGGGAGTTTCTCGTATCTGAAAAAGCGTTTTTGCATTACCGAAACCGGGAAAATTCTCGTTCGGCTAAACCGAAAGAATATCACAAGGAATCGGCGTAAACTGAAACGAATGGCGCAAAAAGGCGTTGACGAACCATCAGCATCTCGAACATATCAATCGTGGCGCGGATACGCAAAGCAATGCAGTGCTTATAATTCCGCGCGGAACATGGAGCAGTTATTTTATAGCCTGTGGAGGTGATTTTATGCTCGAAGAAATTATGAAGGAATTCAAGAGTTATCGTGATGCCGTTTATGAACGTGTGTCGGAATTTATGAATTACGCGGACGGCAAACATGATGCAAGCGCACAGCGCATTGGTACATCTGAAGATGGACTGTGTGAGCTGTCCGAAGAACTAGACGCCAGGCTGGCGGATATTGAAGACGCGCTTTGCGAACTCTCCGACGACACAACAGAGATCGGAGCAGCCGGAGAAACGGGGGTGAAATAATGGCTAACTTTATGGCGAGAATTTGGGCGAGAAGATTGGAAGCTGGGACGCAGGAGTGGGCGAAGTGTCCGACGAGGTATAAGGAGCAGACCAAAGCAGTGCTGCTCCAGGATGTAGCAGACAACATCATCAGCAGAGAGCGGTACAAAGAGATCACAGGCGAGGATTTTGAATAATGAGTGATAATTTTTGGCAGCTCCTGTGCGCCGTCTTAGGTGGATCGGGGCTGTGGGAGCTTTTAAAATTTGAAATTGGAAAGCACAGGAAAAAGTTGTCCGACGAGCAGAAGCTGATCCTTGGAATCGCCCATGACCGGATCTGGTATCTCGGTGGGCAGTATCTCCGGAGGAAAGGCATCACGAAATCAGAGCTTGACAATTTAGAACGTTTTGCCGTACCGTACCTCAGCATGGGAGGAAACGGAACCGGTGAGAAAATCTGGAAAGATGTTAAAAATCTGGAGCTGATCACCGAAGCAGAAGCAGAACGCAGGGACACGGAGTACTGGCGATCAATTAGATGCAATTAGGGAGGGGTAAGAATGAATAAGAAACGTAATGAAGATGAGATTGTGAAAAGCTTTTTGCTTCCGGGTCCTGCTGACTTTAGTGTAGTTGATAAGAGATGGATTGAAGCGGCAAGTGTCAGGGCGGTGAAAACACTGGCTCAGACAGCGATTGCTACCATCGGTACTGCGGCGGCACTCGAATCCGTAGACTGGAGGATGGTGCTGTCCGCGTCCGTGCTGGCGGCAATTTTGAGCCTGCTGACGAGTCTTGCGGGACTGCCGGAAGTTACGGTGGAATCTCGTGACAACATCGAGTTGAACTCCGAAGATGTCACACCGGAGCAGGAGAAAAAAGCGGCAGAGATTGCTTCCCAGGCAGACGATTTCGGCGAATTGAAAGAAGGTGTTAAGTATGAGTAAACTGGTAGCGATTAACTGCGGACACGGCAAAATGACCAACGGCGTGTGGGATCCGGGATGTGCCTATGGCAAATTCACCGAAGCGGGTTTGATGCTACCAATCACCAAGGCTGCAGTCAAGTATCTCCGTGGATCCGGGGTGCGGGTTCAGACTGATGCATTCTCCGGCAACAATCGGAATATGGTAAGCGACGTATTCCTTGCGAACAGGACTGGTGCGGACATTTATGTATCGATCCACTGTGATTATGATAAAGCGCCGTCTGGCACCATTCCGCTGTATGTTTCTGGACAGGGGAAGAAGCTTGCCGCAAAGATGAATAAGTATGTGAGAAAAAATACCGGGATCGGAACACGCGGAGTCTGCAAGAGGACGGATCTTTATGAGTTGAATGCGACGAATGGGGTTGCCTGCATCTTCGAGTGCGGATCCATCAAATCTGACTTGGAGAAGTTTCGGAGCAACTATGACGATTTTGGTAAAGGCATCGCAAAAGGGATCTGTGCATACCTTGGAGTAAAGTTTACCGGGAAGAAGAAATAAGGCGTATACGCATAAAAATTCTTTTAAATGGATAGTGCGTTTTGCCAGTTTCTGTATATATTTGACCACAAGTCAATAAAGTCTGAAAAATGGGTCGCACATCGGGTCGCACACCATAGCACACCAAAACGCACCTTTTTGCAACTGAAATTAGCGGTAAATGGAAATTATAAAATAAAACAGAAACCCCGCAAAGCACTGAATTTCAATGCCTTGCGGGGTTTCAAACGTTGGTACCGCCACCGGGACTCGAACCCGAGATTCAGCCGTGAGAGGAGCGAGCCGAACGGCTTGATTTCAAGGGTTACAGAGGATGGTAGCACAGGGGTACGCACAGGCGGTTTATTCCGCTACCCGTTTGCTCTGGTATACTTTCATCTTCTCTGCGGCATCGTCGATCTGGGAAGAATCGATGTGTGTATAAATATTCGCCGTGATCGAGATGTTGGCGTGCCCCATCAGTTTCTGTGCGGTCCGGATGTCCACGCCGGCACGGCACAGGTCTGAGCAGTATGTGTGCCGCAGGCAGTAGGGTGTCAGGTCGTCTGCGATCGGGTACGGCGGGATCAGCTGGTTCCGGTACACCCTGCATCCGGCCGTGATGTTCAGCTGCCTGAGGAAGGCCGTCCACCATCTCCGGCGGTTGCTGGTGGTGAGCTTGTGACCGGAAACCGTGAAAAGGTAGTCGAATGGTCCAGCATCCGGGATTCTGGAAATCAAATATTCGGGTATCGGCACGATGCGGTCCGCCGCCGCGGTCTTCGTGCCCCGGACGTGCAGCCGGTCGCCCTGGATATCCATCCCTTTCAGCTCCGCCGCTTCGGACGGGCGCAGGCCGCAGAGCAGCTGGAACAAAAAGTAGACCCAGCGCGGATCCGTGTCCGCGGTCTCGAGGATGTAGTGCCGTTCTTCCTCTGTGACAGCCCGGCGGTGACCGGTCGTGCCCTTCGGCACTGTCAGATGCTCTGACGGATCCTTGATGATGAGTTCGTTGGCTTCTGCCCGTGAGAAGACAAACCGCATCAGACCGCGTATCTTGCCGATGTAATCGGCGCTCATTCCCTCCATCGAGTTCAAAATCTTCTGAAGGTGCAACGGTTTCACATCCCGCACTCGCATATTTCCGATCGGCTCAATGATATACTTTTTCGCCCGGATCCACGTATTCTCCATGGCGATGTCGCTGAGATGTGGCGCCTTGTAAGTCTCGATGCATTCCTTCGTCCAATCGGACACCTTCGTGCTTCCGTTCAGAATAACTCTTCCTTCTTCCAGGTCCCGGCGCTTCAGTGTGGCCTTCTCGATCACTTCGGCCTCGGTGTCGCCATAGACGCTGTACCGGCTGCCGTCGAAGGTAAAGGTTTTTCTGTACTTGTATTTCTTCGGCATAGAAACACCTCCGTGTAAAGCAAAAGGCACCTGTGCAATTAATGCACAAGTGCCTTTTAACCATAATCAATATGGTTCACTCCGTGCATTATTCTATCATTGTTAGTTGTCACACGCAACAAGGAACGTCATTTATTGCTGTGGGGGCTTTTTCCTCGGTTCTGCCGATATATCGCACAGCGTTTACATGGCCGATATCCAGTAGAGATTGCTTCTTCAAGTTCCAGCTGACGCGCGTTGTGCATTCCGCTGCAATACGGGTCTGCGTGATAAATATGGCTCTTCGGTGAAACATAAACATAACTATGCTGTTCAATGTCAATGTTCATGGTTGTTGCTAGGAATGTTGCATCGTAAGGATACATTTGGCAATGTCGGTTTAGTTCGGCGGTTAAGGTATTGCTTAGCGTTTGATAGGGTCCATCGTATAGCATAAAACGCAGAAGGCTGGTTAGCATACTAAACCCAAGCTTCACGTCAACCTGGGAAGCGGGAGATGATATTCGAAGCTTATGGTGGATCGTGTGATTGTAGATCCTGCCGCCGTGAGCCGCCAGATTTCGATATTCCATTGCGATGAATAATGTGTCCAGCATCAACAAACGCGTGTCGGCCATTTTGCCTTCGTAGAGCTCCCTGTGGTAAAGACGTTCTACCATAGCAACTTGTTCCGTGGGCTTGAAATGGTCGATTAAATTAACTACTGTACTAAAATAAGCGTTTTGGAACAGGATCCACGGGGGCACAACGCCTTTTTTCTCTCGATAATATCGAATAGGATCCCGTCCGCTGCTGAGGTTTTTACGAAGGTTATTAAGCAGTGTGGGAAGTGAAAATTGGGGTTTCTTTTTTCGTTTGTTTTTGAAATTCTGAAAGCATAGATAATCTTCAGGGGTTGTGCCAAAGTGCTCAGCTAACACATCAGCGGCAGCAGCTTTCATTAGCTCCTCGAAGTCGAGCATCGCAGCCATTACTGAACTCCTGAGGTGCTTATCCAAAAGATAGAGTGATAAAATCTGATCAAAACGAACACCCTCTCTATAATGGATCTCTTCTCCATCTGTAATAATATACGGATCGCGATATGCTTTAATGATATTTGAGTATCCATAATTTGAGAGCGCTGCAGCTGCATCATCCTCATTATCTATCCTGAGGTTTTGCATCCGCAGTATCTGGATCTGTTCTTGAACGGTTGTATACTTCATGGACTTCCTCCTAAAAACAAAAGAGCCCTGAGAAACAATCTCAAGGCTCTTTCGCGACCGAACATCGGCCATTTGCTTACTGTAGACATTATTATATCAAAAATAGAAGCCTTGTCAATATTTGAATGATGCTTTATGCCGTCAAGATGTTGCGGAATTATTCTTGACGAATTTTTGCGTACTATATAACATTCCCTCTTGAATTTATTGTTCTGCAAAAAATAAACTTAAAAATTCATTTCCCTCCGTAAGCAAACAATTCTTTGTTTACACGTACTCTTCCCACCATCACAGCAGCCCGTACGCCTGCAGCGCATCCCGGAGGAACTTCTCGTCAACGTCAAGGTAGTCGGCGATATCGTAGGTATAGCGGTAACCATGCTGGAGGGCGTCGAGGATACGTTGGAATGGGATGACTTTGTTGTATGCCCACTTCCTGCCTTTCAGCTCGTCTTTTTGTGCGAGCAGATCGGATTGATCGAGGATGTCACCGGTTCCAGTAGCGGAGTGTCCGAGTTCTTCGGCAAGTACGCACATTTTCTGTTTCGATGTATCCAGTGTCTTTCTAATGGCAATCCTGTTTCCAGCGATTCTACCATCGCTGCCCTGTAGATCTTTTTCTTTCACGGTAAATCCGGAGTCGAATGCCTCATCCAGTAAATCTTCATAGGACAGATTTTTCATCAGCTGATCTCCTTAAAAGTAATAAATAAAGTCAAAAAAACGAAAAAAGCGTAAAAAAATTAGAAGTCGTCGTCATTCATAATGTCGTCATCATGCCTCTTCATCTCGTCCGTCACCTCTATGTCCTCTCTGTAATGCGCTGCTTTCAGATTTGCATCCGGTGCAGGGGCTTGGAGAACCTGTTGAGAGCGCAAAAAGGTAGAGTATGAGAATAGAGTGTTTCGGTTTTCTTCGGTTAGGACGGTATAATTTTCATGCAGTTTCTTCTCACGTGGGTCTATAAGCTTTACTTCCAGCGGATCGTATTTCGGTTCATCATCGACGATAAAGGATTTTGGAATACCGAAATGATCCGCTATTTTTTGTACGGCCCCCATGCGTGGCTCTGCAGTACCTTTTTCCCATGTTGACACAGCTTTATCAGATACACCTGCAATGGCACCAAGGTCTGACTGTGTGAGTGAATATCGTTCTCTTAGTGCTTTGATGTTTTCGCTAATACTCATAATTTACCCCCCTGTGTTTCAATGTGGTTGATAACGCCATTCTATATTAAAATTAGAATATATTCAAGAAAATCACGAAATAATTCTATTTAAGTTAGAAAATGTTCTTGACACTCTAATTAGATTAGAATATTATAAATGCGAAAGGAGGAGATCAAATGACAGACCCAAATAATGACATCACAGTTAAAATGGCTCGGATCGGAGCCAATCTTACACAACAGGAAGTAGCTGATGCTATGGGTGTTCACGTTCAGACATACAGTCAGATGGAACGACATCCGGAGAAAATGTCGATTGAGGAAGCGATTTCCTTTGGGCGAATAGTCGGAAGGGATTGGACCACGATTTCTTATGGCAGTAACTCTAATTAAATTAGATAAGGCGGTAAAACAATGGAGAATATTAGAGTTTTCGAAAATCCGGAATTCGGAAACGTAAGGACGACACTTATTGACGGAGAGCCGTGGTTTGTTGGTAACGATGTTGCGCAGGCATTGGGTTATGGCAACGGGAA